CGAGGCTTTCGCCTCGGCGTAGTTGGCAACAACACCCTGTGACTCATTGTCACCACCTTTTGGAGACAGCCTGATGGTTCCCAAGTTCGATGACACTCAGTATTCAGTCCGCCAATCTATGGCAACTGATGCTTGGTGTGAACTTCGGGAACATCAGGCCCTTCTTCGATCTGTCGGTCACCTCTATAGAGATGGCCGTTGGACTGGTTCGGATGACGACACATTCCATGTTTATAAGGAAGTCGAACATCCGGCTCTTGGTGAAATGCTTACTTTCCTTGCGCATCCGAATTACTTTCGGTACGACTCGGCGAAAGCGTTTACCACAGAGATGGTGCCGATGCAGTGGCGGCCAGCTATTAGCAGGTCCGTCATTTCGGAGAATTTCGATTCTTCGTTACATCGTCACTTACCGCCCATTACAGACCCTGACACTGGAGACTTTACTCTGAACTTAAACGCTCAGGGTACGGCCTTCATTGTCAAGAACCGTCCAGGTAACCCGGTCGCTCATCTTGGCCAGTATTTGGTTGAGCTGCGCGAATTGCCTGCAGTACCGATATTCTTGGAACGCCGAGCTAAACACTTTCGTGATCTTGGCTCAGAATACCTGAATATCGAGTTCGGTTGGGTACCGTTTGTGCAGGATTTGAGAAAGATTCACAATCTGACTCTCACTCTGCATCAGAGGCTTGCGCTTCTGATTAAAAACAACGGTATCAATGTCCGAAGACGGTCGAAGAAGGTGGTCACCACTGACTCTAGCCTTATTTGGGAAGGGTCTTTGGATGTACCGTTCGGGGATCTCTTTGATACCTCGATCGGAGGCTCGCCTTACCTAGACGGTTACACTCTTTGTGGACCGTTCGGTGGGCTTGTCTCTTATCCATCGACCTGGGGTGGACAAGCGGATTACCGCCTATCCCATACCAAATACGGGACTGAATGGAATTGCGGTACCTTTCGGTACTACGTTCCAGACATCGGGACGAGTCAGTGGACGGATCGCGCGGTTAGAGCTTTGTATGGGTCAAACGTGACACCAGCATTGATCTATTCCGTGTATCCGTGGACCTGGTTAGTCGACTGGTTTGCCAATATAGGAGATATATTCTCTAACATGGCAGCTAATGCGGTCGACAACGAAACCCTGACTAACTGCTACTCGATGTACACTGAATCAGTGTATGACGTAGTAGAAGTTAGTAGTCACTGGGATGCCGTGTCGTCTCCGGATTCTCCGGGGGCGGCATTCGATCTCTCAGCTGGCTCCGTTTCTCTTGTTCACACTCTTTCGACCGTGAACAAATTGAGACGCCAGGCCTCTCCATTTGGTTTTGGCCTAAAGCGTGAAGATTTCTCTTCGCGCCAATTGGCCATTCTCGCTGCCTTACTTACTTCTCGGTCGGACAACAAACGTATCCGACGACTGCAACGAGAGGTGACTGGGTAGCACAATTGCTGTCTCCCCTATTTTGGGGGGAAACTAACAAATAGCACGAGGTGACCATGTTTGCCGACCCGTTTACACTCAACCGCAGATACTCAGCTCTTACGGTGGATGCCGCTGGCGACATCGTTTTGAGTGCAAGTGAACGAGCGGCTGATCACTCTACGTACCGCGCCATAGACGTGGACCTGAATGACCACACGTTGTTCATTGGTCATCAGTATGGCCGCCGGAGTCGGTTTACCGCAAGGTACACCATCACCGGCTTTACGCCGTCTCTGCTGGCCCCGGACACGAATTCGTCCTTCAGCCAGTCTGTCTATGTCGTAGCGGACGTCCCCTCATCGGGGCCGATCCAGAACACTTCGACGCTTTCCAATATCTTTCGTAACCAACTGAAGGGTATTGGATCCTTCCTGGTTATCGCCGGAGCAGCAACGGTTGATCCGCTGTTTGCGAGGGCGATCACGGGAGGAGAGACCTAGCTTTCTTTTAGCGAAGTCTTTCTGCGTTGTGTTCACGTAGGAGCGGGTATCGGCAGACCGGGAATACTTCCCTCTAACAGGAGGTAGTATGAAAAGTCTCGCCGATCTTCTCGTGCAGGTGCTACTTGACTGTAGCACTAGGTGTGGTGCCAACCCCATGCGTGACGTGTTAACGATCACGCGGAGAACCGAACATGAAGGTGGTAGCTTTCTCACTATCACTCTTCCATCCTATGCGAGGGGGCTCGAAAGAGCTCTCGAAGAAGGATGCCTCTCACCTACTCAATTTCCGAGGTTCAAGTTTCGGAAAAAGACATGTAGCCCAAAATTTCTCTCAGGGTACATGGAGAGGGTTTTCGGTCCTGATGGCGTTCTCCTTGCGGAGCCGTCCTCGGATTGCATCTTTGCGATTAGGCAAATTTGTCTGTTCGCTAAGAAGCTCAAACTCCCGTGTACAAACGCGAGAGAACGAGCTGCCGAGGCCAGCTACGTGGCAATTGAACGTGAGTTACGAGAGCATGCCGTTAGTGACGACCTGTGTAGCGATTTTGTTCGCTGCAGCGGTATCGTATGGAGTGACATTCTTCGGGGGGATCCATTTGGGTCCCCTTATGAAGAGCTTGCTCCACGGCATGGGCCTGGGGCAACCGTAGAAGGAGTACGAGGTAATGGTAAATACCACTTCCCAACGTGGCCTACTCGGTTGGAACGGGAGTTCCCATACATTGAGTTCGGAATCGGATCGATTTCGAATTTCAGTGGTGGGGCCTTATCCGTATACGACCAGGTCTCGCAACCACTTCCCCGGGACGAAACACCTGTTAAGGTTATCTTCGTCCCTAAGACCCAGCAGACACCCCGTGTCATTGGAATGGAACCTGTATGTATGCAATACATGCAGCAATCTATCCATGCCTGGCTGCGTCCACGAATTGAGTATCGAGGACGTTACACGTGCGGACGAGTTAACTTTACTCGTCAGCATATTAATGCCAGGCTCGCCCTTGACAGTTCTCGATCGCGAGATCTTGCGACGTTGGACATGTCAGAAGCGAGTGACCGAGTATCTGCGCGTCTCGTCAGAGACATGCTACGTGTATCTCCAGAACTTAGGAGGTACGTGTTTGCGTGCCGATCAACGAGAGCAACTCTCCCTAGTGGTATAACCATACCGCTGAGGAAATTTGCGTCGATGGGGTCCGCACTCTGTTTCCCAATGGAAGCTATGGCTTTCTTTATAGCTGTAGTAACCGCCAGGATTCGGAGTGCAAGGAAGCGTGTCAGCCCAGCGACTGTGTACAAATACAGTCGTAGGGTATTCGTCTACGGTGACGATCTTATTGTCCCGTCAGACGAGGCACCTCTTATCTGCACGACCCTCGCCCAATTTGGGTTTAAGGTCAACGCCCATAAGTCCTTCTGGAACGGTAAGTTCCGCGAGTCTTGTGGGATGGACGCGTATGATGGAAACGACGTCACACCGACGTACGCCCGTCAATTGCTTCCTGCAGATAGGGCCGACTCACGTGGTATAGCCTCTGCTGTCGCTTTGAGTAACCAGCTCTACTTGGCTGGCCTCTGGCGATCGGCGAAGTGGGTCCGAAAGAGGGTGGAAGCTCTCCTAGGCCCACTAGCATCCGTACCTATCTCCGAACACAGGGAGGTTGAACGCCTCCTTGATGCTAGAGTGGATACGAGCAGAGGTAGTGCAGGGCTCGGATGGGTCAGCTTCAGCAATGCTGAATCATTCGACGGATGGGATAAGAAACTTCAGTGCTTAAGAAATAAGCGCTGGGTTATCAGTCCTGTCCGAAGGCGTGACCATCTCGATGGTGACGCTGCGCTTCTCAAGTGTTTTAGGTTGATCGGCGCTCCGTCGGTTAGTCCGAATCACTTGCGTGAATCGGTGAGGTACGGCAACCTCGCACTTAAACGCCGTTGGATCAGTCTGTAACGAAACAGGCTGACTTCGAGGAAGAACCTCGATGGGAGATGCAGAAAATTCTGCGCTCGACCGAGGCTGTTGGCGTATTCCGTTCTAACTACGGATATCCCGCAGTTCACC